AATGTCGTTAGTGTAAGGGCGTACCAGTAGCACTCCTTGCTCTCCCCTTCCAATACGATAAAGTTTGCGAGTCTCTGCGTCTGTGAAGTCAAGGTCCTCGTAAGGGAGTTCATAACAAAATTCGAGCATGGATCACCACTGGTGCTCTGCTACCCTAGCACGGGCGTCAACCCCTGTCAAGAGGGTTCTGCTACTGCATCGTCATTGACGTATGCTATAACGCCTGTGGGGGTCACTACATATGCTGGAATGTGATGATCAGCATCAGGTAAGTTCTGTGCTTGTGGGAACCAATCAAAGCAAGCATCTACTGCTTCGATCTTTGTACCAAACTCATAATAGATTACTTCCAATTCAAAGATTCTATCAATCTCTGCCTCAGGAATAATCCAGTTAGCATAGTCAGCATCAATTCTGTCCTCATAATATGCATAGACAGTTGCTTTCTTAGTAGCATCAAATGTATGATACTTTGAATTATCAATGACAAGAATATACTTATCTGTTGCTGCAGCATACTTTTGAACTAGTTCAAAAGGACGCATTGGGTTTCTAGAAATTAGTGGCATGTCAAATATCTCCGCTCTCTACCATTTCATTGTGTAGCATGTCAAGAATGTTATCAAGTGATTGGTCACCAGTTCTTGGTTTACGGATGTAAGTAACTGGTTGATCATCAACTTGCTTAGTTGCAACAGCGATTGAGATGTAAGATACAATACGATCAACGTATTTCTTATACATCATGTTACCGCACTTATAAAAATGTTCAGTTTCATTTGTAAGATACTCACCAGTATCCTCTTGTGCAGCGTATTTTGTTGGTGTAATTGGGAATACAATTTGATCAGGTGGTCGTGAACCTTGCTCTTGTGGGATGTCTCTCAGTTTCTGGCGATAAACTTTCCATTGTTCTTTCTCTGCATCAGAAATAGGAGAATCTGGCATCACTGTATAATCAGAATCCATGAGCAAGAACTTTCTAACCATCAACAACTTAGACATGTTGATGTGATTAGTTCTAGCAAATTCTGCTGCTAGTGCAGTCTCAAGATCATGCTCTTGCTTCTCTCTGTATAAAGTATACAGTTCTTCTAATTTTTCATATAATGCATCAACCTCAGCAGCAGGCATCTGTGTGTGATCAAACTGATAAGAAACCCACTTATATTGTCCAGTCTTTTGGTTTCTCACATACTTGTTCTTATTCATGTGAGTAGAACCATCTTTCATTCTTACGAATGTTTCTAGTCTATCTCTATCACTATCCCATACAGGATATAAGATAGGAACAAAATTATCTGACCAAAAAGTTTCATCAAATGTTTTATAGACACCATTGATCTGCATGGTTCTATTCAAACAATTCAAATATAATGCTGTATGAAGAGGTGATGCTAATTCCATGAGGTTATGCGAATTGGGTTATCCAACCAGTCAAAATGTATTTATCTTGTGAGAACACAGTATTGCCTCTATGAACATGTGTCATGCCTGCTGGCCAGATAACTACACGACCTTTCTTTGGTTTTATTCTTTTCTTTTGATACAAAAACTCTGTTTCTGCTTCGCCATCTGGCATATCATTGAGGTAGATCATCCATGCCAGTTCTCTGTTAGTAACATGAAACGAAGAACTTTCGTAATGCCAGTGATGATAACCACCACCTGGACCAGTCTTCTGAAATTTGATAAACCCAGTAGATAGTTTTACACCTTTCAATTGATTATATTGTTCCATGTAATGACCAAGACAGCATTTCAAATAATCTACAGTATCTCTTGACAATTTACTATCGAAGTCAGAGAATACCATTTGAAAGTCACTTCTTCCCAACTTCTTGTCAGGAAACTGCTTGCTACCATGGTCAGTCTCTTGACCCATGTGGATTGATTGACTCCACATTTGCTCACCCTTCTCGATTACATAATCGCAGAGTTTTGCTGGATAGAAACTGTCCCATACACCAATAAATTGGTCAAAGTCACCCACCATCTTATCGATGGGGTAGATATAATTTTGTGACATATTATACTGCTTTTATCAAATATTTGACTCTGTGATATTTAGTGATTAGTGGAATATCGTTTTCTGGTCTGACTTCTGCTCTAGTAGTAACAGGAGTAGAAGAACTCATTGTAAAAACACCATCAGATAGTGCTAGTGCAGCATCTTGTGCAGTAACACGTCTTCTTACTTCATTGATACCAACATCACTACCAACTTCAGCACCACCATTTACGTTACCTGGAATTGTAGCACCTTCTGTTGCAGTAAACACATTTGACGTTACTTCTCCATAGAATAACGTAATACCAGCAAGACCATAATGATCCTTAGGTCCAACAGCATTATCACCACCTGCTACTCTATCTTGTCTGAGGAATAAAGTAACACCTGATTCTCTTGCTTGAGATTCTGGTGGAAGATTGATATCAATATCCTGCCAATCTGGGTTATTATTTGTAGCAGCCATGACTTGATCCAGCAATTGAGTATTGGTAGATCCTTGACGTTGATAATATACCATCAAATCTTCTTCTGGATCATCACCACCATTCTGACCACTACCGCGTTTCACAGTAAATCTAATTCTCTCTACGTTTGATAGATTGAACGTTCCAACTTCCAGTGATCGAATACCATTTTCTCCCATTCCAGTAAATTCAATATACTTCTGAACTTTAGAATCAATAGCTCCAACATTAGTTAGTGAAAAACCACCACTGTCACCAGTGCCAGTTCCAGCATCTCTTTGCTTGATATTATCATCATTAGATGACTGCCAAACATCACCAGTAAATCCTGCGCCAGTTGGTATACCGTTTTCATCACACAACCAATACTTACCAGTTGGGACACTAGGATCACCTTCGTTTACTTCACCTTCACCACGACCAGTATATGAAACCACAATTTGACCCTGTTCACCATTACCACCAGGAGATTGTAACTGAATAACACATGAAGGATAAACTCCATTAGTTTCAAATGTTAGTGAAGCACCTGAACCACCGCCACCACCTGGACGATCATAAAATAGTTCAGTCTGAGAGAACGAGATTGAAACCCAACCATCACTGTTTTGACCAGCTCCACCATTAGATGAAGACATACTCAACCAATAATCGCTCCTATATGCTGATCTACCTCTTCTACCACCAGATCCACCACCGTTACCATTGTGTCCAACACCAGCAACGCCACCAGAACCGCCATTATTTTGGTTGACAATACCAGCGCCAGCACCGCCGCCGCCTCCACCACCAGCAGTACAACCACCAGATGTTCCATTAGTACCATCACTAAAGTCAATCGGTGAAGTATTGATAAGACCGCCAGATTCATTCAAACCACTAGTACCAGCATAGCAACCATCAGTAGTTCCACCACCGTTGAAACCACCACCTGATCCACCGCCGCCACCGCCGCCACCAGCGCCAGCAATTGCGTTACCACCTAGGTAGATAGCAGTAACACCTCCTCCAGCACCACCAGTAGCACCGTTACCCCATGCACCAGTAGCACCACGACCACCAGTTGCAGCACCGCCGCCGCCATATGCAGGACCAGCTTCAGATCCAGTTCCAGTGTTACCATCTTTATTGTTGAAACCTTGCTGACCAGCTCGACCAATAATCCAAGATAGAGTACCACCATTAGCACTCAATGTACCTGTCAATAACTTACCAGAACTACCATTACCACCAACGGCACCACCTCCACAACCAGAGTTAGCGTTGGGGTTGCCACGACCGCCACCACCACCAGACAGTTGAATGTTGTAAATTCTAGATGTTACGTTACCACTTGGAGCAGGAATATTATACGAACCATTATTGCCGAAATAACCAACGTTACCATTTGTAGTTTCTTCTCTAGCAGAAGATGATCCTGATCCACCAGCACCATCGGAACCAGGCTGTCCTCCACCAGAAGCTGCAGAACCAGAATTATATGGACCAGCAGCAGGAGAATCGTCTCCATCTTCTCCGTTGTTTACACTCCAATCAAATCTAGGATCATTGAACAATGCTGCGGGAATTGTATATGTTCCTCCACTACCACCAGATCCACCACTATTACCTGCTTGACCGCCATCACCACCACGAGCAATGATAGTATATGAAACACCATCAACAGTCATAGTCAGTCTTGCTTCGCCACCATCAGCACCACCACTGCTAGAGGTTCCACCACCTCCACCTGGAGCAGTTAGTTCTCCACGCATACCAAATAATGTTACACCTGCAGGTGCAGAGATATTATCAGAACCAGCAGAGTCTAAACTATCTGACTGAATGGTCTGCAAGTTACCTGGAATCTCAAACTCATCAATCTTTCCACCAACTTTAGTGCTATTCTCTACAATATATGCCCTGGGTTGTGGGGTTGATGTTACTTCTGCAAAGAATCCATTTGCAAGTTTACCAACAATAAAACCACCAGCTGGTGATGATGCTGGTGTACCATTATCTGTGTTTATAGTAAATTGATCTAGAGTGAGTCCTTCAGTTCTCACTTCAAAGTTTCCATTGTATTCGGTTGGTGTTGCACCTTGAATAGTAACAATATTACCCGCTTCTAATCCATGTGCTCCATCAGATGATACAGTGATAACACCACCACTAAGTGTCATAGTGGTAATATTGAATGTTGCTGCTTCTGAAATTTTATATAATGGGATATTATCAGGAGTAACAGAATCAATATCACCAATACCAGAACTATTACCATAGGTTGCAGCAGTTGCATTCTGCAATCTAGTGCCAAGCAAACCATGAGAGTGACCTAATGGATCACCACCTGCGGGTTCAAACAAACTAACGTTTGCTCTACTAGTAATATATGTAACAGCAAATTTATCTACTTCAGAGTTTCCTCTTTGTACAATTCTTGCCTCATCTGCTTCAGCGGAAAGAATTCTATGACCATGTTCTGGTGGGAAAGATAGTGGAATATCTACAAGAGGTCCAATAGTATAATCAACATAACCACTTGCAGTTGCTCTAATATCTGCAATAGTGTTAGTATATCCAGTCGTTTTTACATCACCAACTGAGAAAAACTCACCACTATCTACAAGAGTATCTTTTGAAATATACCATCTACCACCAGTCTGTCCGACAAAATTGACCAGTGCATTTTCAACTGTTGATGTACCACTTCCATCAACTGGACCAAATCCAACAATCTTACGATCTCTATAATCTGGTAAATTGAATGTACCAATGTTGAATGGGTAGTCAGTAAATGCAAATCCTTTGCCAACACTAACTCTAGGAACTGTTCCATTGATAGAAACATCAATCAACCAAGTGCTAGTATCGATTCCTGATAAATCAACTTCATATCCAACAGGAAATACTACTTTGTAGATATAATAATCATTACCAACAAAATTATATAAAGCTGGAGGTATTCCTTCAGTTTCGCCATCCAATCCATAGAATACATCTGGTTGAATAACTCCTGCAGGAAATGGACCCAATCCAGTATCACTGAAGAATCTAATATTTGATCCATCTGGATATGGTTTAGGAGTAACTCCCATAATACCAGTATCCTTATAAAAAGCAAAGAACAACTCATTAGTTCCATCAATTGGTGTGATAAAACTCTTTGCTAGAAATCCTGGAGTATTCCTTACGGAAGTTTCTTGTCTAGTAGATCCTCCATACTCATTTCCAATGATATTGAATAGTGAAGGATATTCTCTGATTCTCAGTTCACTACCATCGCAATAGAGATATCCTTCGTATGAATAATGCGGATCTTGTGAATCAGTAACGAAAAACTCGTCTGCAAATACAGGCAACACAGATCCAATAGGAGCATAAGTTTTTTTCTGCTCTGGATAGTAGTTCGCAAATTTTTGTCTGTAGACTGCCATTTTAGTATTTGATCAGAAATTCTTGAACAAGATAAGGTTGAATGTATTGGTCTGCTTTATTCTCTGGATTTACTGTAATTCTAATCGTAGAAACAATTTCAGATGCAGGGATAAAAGTAGGACTCGTAGTCACTTTATATGTATGGGCTTGTTGCTCATATAAAATTTCATGTCTATGAGTAGCATCATTACCATATTCTTCAACAAAATTGATTACATTGTTGATAGCACCAAATGCTTCGATATCAGGAACTGTATCAAAGGGAACTTGAGTATCTGAATAGTTACCAGGAACTTTTACAGCACCATCTTTATCATTACATTCAATAGGTCCAATAGAACAAGGTTCATTTACTTTACATCCCATATCACCTTGATATTCAACGCCATCATCAACACCACAAGTAAACGAATCTCCACCCCAAACAGCAAAACCTTGCTGACTTCCACCCTCAGCACATCCAAAAGTTCCTTGAGTAGGAACATCTTTTGGCATCAAACATTCATTAGAAGAAATAAAGTCACAACCTGACCAGCAAGCACCATAATATTCTCTCTCATCTGACTGTCCCAAAAACTGACAGTCACCACTGTTTAGTCTCTCAACATCCGCTGCTTTCAATCTACTAGCATATGCTTGACATAGTGGTTGGAATGTATTATTTGCCCAAGGCATAATACACAAACTAGATTTTGATTTATATGAATTTCTACCAAACGTAGCAAATTCACTAGTAGGAGAAGCAATACGAGTTCTTTTACCATCATGGAAGTGACCATGAGGTTGCCATGCTGTTGCTAGAATATCACTTTCTTCCGTAAAGTTACCAACATTTCTAGTAAATCCTGGTTCTCCAGTAATATCAAGTTCTTGTGATGGTAGGAAGAAGTTACCTTGATATTGAATCTCGTATACTGTACCGATGTTGGAGTTTACCTCCAGACCAACACCAGATTTGGAAATGGTTCTATCAGAATCATCTAGAAGATAAGTATCTAGATAATCACCAAGGTTAGATCCATTTGAAGCATTAATAGACTTTGATCCGAAATCTGGAAGTTGAAATTGATTGTCTAATAACTGAGTGTCTGGTTTTTTATATCTACTAGAATCTCCAACTCCAAGAATTTCTGCTAACTCAGGAAATACTTCTGCTTGATAAACAGAACCATCACATCTCAAATAACCAGCAGGAAGTTTCTCTAATGTAGTTGTGTCTTCAGGATCAGCACTTGGTATCTCGCGAGACCAATTGATAATAGATCCCGTAAGTGTTCCAATCTTTGATTTTTCTCTCTGATAAAATACTGCCATATTAGAATGCCCTGATAATCATCAAAGTAACCAAAGAGGGTGTATTTGGATTGATTTCTACGCTCAAACCCCTATCAACACTGATAGGTTCGACATTACCCGTGGTCATATTATTTATGAGCAATGTGCCAGGTAAACTCATCTGACCATTAGTCATAGTGACATCAATCGTGAAGTGATTATGAGATCCCAATGATGATGAAGCAAATGTATCATTAGGGTGATTCAATGTAACAGGATAAGTTTTTGTATTATCTTGTCCTCTAGCTGCAGAAACATCAGTAGTGTCATAATGGTTTACCTGACCTTGATAATTTCCTGGAGGAGGATATGGACCAGAAACAGCAGGTTGTTGAACGTTTACGATACAAGAGTTGTCATCCTGATATTCATTTGTATAAGCATACTGAGAAACAACACGATCCACTGATGGAATAGCAGGGACTGCATTTGGTGCAGTAGTATAATCTTTGAAACTATCTAAAGTTGGAAGCGTAACAGATGCATCATCATATACTGTCCAAAAAATATCACCTGGATTGAATCTATCAGCAATTGTTTCTGCTGGGTTGTGTCCATCAGAAGCACCAGTAGTATATTCTGTATTTGAAACTTCAAATACACCTGCTTCAAACATACCAATATATGTACCACCAGTTTCCACGGATGGATAAACTCCATCTGCTGGTCGTGGGTGTGTATGTGCTGGTGTATGTTCCACACCCAATTTTCTAGGAATAACTCTAATGTTATCAAAGTATGCTGGAGGATCTAGTGCAATACCTTTGATCTTACCAGAAAGTTGGGAAGTATTGTCTACACTAAATTCAATATCAACATAAGATACAATGTTTGTCAATGGTTGAGATTCAGAGTCTTGACCATTTTCAGAAACATATTCTCCAACACGTACCAAATCATCAGCAGCAAGTCTTTGACCTTCCAAGTCAATCATACTAACACCATTTAGTGTTGGTAGATTAAATACATCACTATCATTGTACTCAGGATAATTATTTGAAATTCCAATGAAAGGTTGCCCTGCTTCAGAGAAGGGACCATACTGATTTTTTAAAATTTGTGCTAGAAGTGGATACTCGCTAGCTTTTAGTTGTTGCCCTCTGCAAACTAACCACCCTACGGGGATCCCAGTCTCAGAGAGACCCCCCGTAGATGAACTACCCGTATAGGGCATGATAGTACCAATAGGGGCGTTTTTAGACGCCCTGATTCTATTGTAACTTGCCATTTATTAGACCTCCATTAGCCACCAACCCTGGACTGAGGTTGGAATACCCGTTTGATTATTACTATCAGTTGAACCCAAGTAAACCAATCCAAACGCTGCATTTGGTGTTTGTACAACTAGTTCTCCTGAAGGATATGTAGTCAATCTACCACCGAGTAGTGTGCCTTGAGCATCTCCCTGAATCGTAGTTCCAGAAGTTTCTGGAGTTCTAACTACGAGAGATGTATCATATCTGAGATTACCGCCAACTTCGATGATTCTAATAACATCACCAGTTTGTGCAGTTTCAGGAAGTGTAACAATAAGAGTTTGTGATGCCTGAACATTGACCATGTAGATAATGTTTGACTTCAAGTTCAACTCTTCTTCAGTAGAAGCAGCAGAGATGTATCTGGTGTGTCTACCACCTGTAGTGGTATAGAAATTAGTAAATCCAAATGCATCGATCGATTGATCTTGCTTGACAGTAAAGTCATTAGCACCATTAGGTCCAAGATTACCAATTCTAAATGGTTCACTAGTTGGTGATGGTGTTGCTGCTGCTACACCAGTAATATTCAATGTTGTTTGAACCGTAGCATTACCAAAGTTATCAACAGAGAATGTTGGAGTATCATCATCAGGGTTGAAGAGAACGTTCTCTGGGCAAGAAGTACCGAAGAGATAGAAGTCACCTCTACCAATAATACCAGCATTCCACTGAATTAGACCTTGGTGATCGGCGTGACCATCATCATTGAATACTCTAAAGATGGTAGACTCACCAACACTATCCTTGATGTGTAGGTTACCGCCAATCATTTCAAAGTCATTAGCAAGGTAGAAATTACCTCTTCTGAATGGAATAGCACCATCACGTTGTTGCTCATTCATCACTGCCTTGTGCTTAGTGCCTTCTAGGCGAGCGACAAGACGCATAATACCAGGAGTCTTAGCATAATTACCAACTGGCAATGTTGGTAGATTATCAAAGTCCAACCACTGGTTGTAATCTAGTTTTGTTTGAGCAATATATCCTTTATCAAGAATAACAGAGATATACTCAGTGCTTACACCAGACTGAACTCTGGTTCTAACTTCGATATCAAGAATATTACCATATTCAGAGTGTCTAATAACTCTTCTTACGAGATCGCCAATTGTAAATTCACTAGTCTCAGGTGGTTCGTTACCACTACCAAACATTCCAAATTCGTCAGAAGTAGCAATATAATCTGCAACAAGTGTTGGGGTTGCAGTGTCAATAACGTCAACGACTAGTAGGATATTGACAAAACCAGAACCACCGAACGAAGATGTAGGACCAGTAACAATATAATCGCCTACCTGGAACTTACCATCATTGACTCCAAGTCCCTGAACTGGGATTTGATATCTACTGGTGGTGCTACCAGTTTGTACAGCAGCACGAATGGTTGTAGAAGGTCCACCATCATTGATAACTGCAGGATCTTCCTGATAACTGACAACAATAGGATGATTTTGTGTGCCAAGATTTTGCTTGACTAGATCGATCCATTGATCGCGATCAGAGGTAGAAGGTTGAGAATCGCGAGCGAACTCAATCTCCATTCTACCAATCCAGTTACCTAGGGTAGTAGTACCTGTGCAGGTATCTGTCTGCCATACTGGTTGATCTTCTTGTCCAGCGTTGATGATAAACTTCTCGTTTCTTTCAGCAACAAATTGAATACCAGATACAATCTGACCACCGCCAATAACCTCAGACAACCAGAGTTCATTAGAATCTGGAACAATACGCTCAATATAAGTGTCTTGAACGATAGTAATTGGTGCTTCGTTAGTAATAACTTGGATGTAATCACCAACTTGAATATCCGCAAGAGTTGCATTAGGAGTTGTGATAACAAGATTAGTAATCTTATTGGTGTTTGCCTGGGTGCTACCAGTAAATTCAACCTGATTGACTGTTCCACAACCACCCTTGATTGTTAGAGTGTTGTTGATTTCAGTTGTTCCACCAATTGTAATGTCTCCAGTTACAGAGTCAACAACAAATACCTCAGTCTCAGGATCACCACAGTCAGTAATTACGAATCTCTGGACATTTTGCTCTCTTGGATTACCAACCTTGATAACTTCACCCTGGTTGAAGATTCCGTCTCCATTGGTATCCTCACGATCAAGAATAACATAATCAACGTTAGGAACCAGTGCTCCACCAAACTCAGAGAGATAAATTGGAGCAGGATCAGTAGAAGCATCAACATCTTGCTCCAACCATGTAGCATCAAACTGAATGTTGACCTTATAGATTGGAGTTCTATCTGGGTGTGTGTCTAGAACAGCGGTGAAAGTACCAATGCTAGGTGGTTGACGGCGAACCTTGATATAATATGGAGCGATAGTAGTTCTTGTTAGTTCTACAATCTGGACAATTTCAGGGTGGGTGCTTACGCCAACACCACTATTGATAATAATAAAATCATTCTCTGCGTAATACTGATCACCCTGAGCATCCAGAGGTGCTCTTAGTAGTGGAATGTAATACTCATCACCAGATAATGCAGGTAGATCCTGAGGTTCAATAACAGGTGTACCACCTAGGTTTGTTTTTGGTGCCTGGAATCCAGCACCACCCCATGCACCGTTACCTGCGGTATCAATTTCGTTATAACCAGCTTCGGCACTAGTAAGAACTTTGACATTGATAATATCAACGTTCTTATTGAATTGAGTTTCGCTAATAATACCGTCTTCATGAGAAGCGACAGCAGATCCCAACTGTCCTCTAGCACCATCAAATGCGAAGGAAGCAATACCACCACAGATCTTGACATCTCCCTTGAATTCGGCAGATGCAATAACTTCTAGTTGGTTATTGATAGTAGTTGTACCACCCTGACCAGCAATGTTGATCTCGGAAGCATTTAGACCAAAGTTGATAACAGAAGCAGAACCAGAGTTAGAGAAGAAGTCAACCTGACCAGCGGTAGTAGATAGTGTTACCGTGTCATTGATAGTTCTTCTTGCACCTAACTGGAAGTCACCATCAACCTTGAGGGACTTAGTTTTGATTCTAGTAAAGGATAGAGACTCACTGCTGCTATATGCACCACCAATCTCAACCTTACTGATTGTCAGTGCATTATCACTAGGTCTGTCATCAGGAGTTGCACCCAAGTAGACATTACTGTGCAGTGAAGTTTGACCAATTCTGATAAACTGATCTGCAGTAGTATCATTGCCAAGAGTAATAATCTCAGCAAGATTAGCAATATTTGCTTGAGATGTTACATAGTTGGCAATATTGATAATGCCAGTAAAGTTAGTGTCATTGACAAAATTGAACGTTCCGACAGTCTCAGAAGTTCTGATTTCAGCAACAGATCCATCACCATTGATTTCAATGTCACGCTCAAAGCGTACATCTTCAGTGAATCTAGCATCGCCACGAACAACTAGTGCTCTGTCAAGTTCAGCATCAGTTACATTGATACCAACTTTATTCTCATTGTTGCCTCTACCAGACTCAGTAATTGCTACAGTCTCAGTAGAAACACGTAGAGCAGCACGAACCTGATCAATTACGTTGCTATTCAGAGATACTCCATCTTTCCAACCAACGACAAGTGCATCAGAGATTCTATTTTTCTCACGATCAGTATAGTTATCTTCAGACAACCAATCGCTCATCTTGCGACCGCTGATGTATGCATTACCAACGATGTCAAGGTTTGCACGAGGATCAGTGTTGAGAGACTCAACAAATCCGTTTAGATATGCCTCGTGATTTGCTCTTGCAACAGTGTTGATACCAAGTTTGAAATCACCATAGGTTTCAGTCTCAGTTCTCAGTGCTTCACCACCGATAACCATTGTCTCCTTCCAGTTAGAGTTGGAGGAAGAAACTTTAGCGTTTGGTGAGGGTTTGAGTGAATCATTTACGAAATCAGTCCAGTTAGTACCACCAAATGCTGGGATTGGATTACCAGTTCTCGATGTAATCAAGAAGTAAACAACGTTGCTGGCAGAATCGTAAGGATATTCAGTAGTTGAAAGTACCTTCCAAGTTCCATTAAGAGCATTGCTATAATTGATGTTCTCTAGTTTGATCTCAGAGGTTGACTTGATTCCAAGAGAAGAAACGGAAACAGCATCAGAGTTAGCATCGATGAAGGTGAAAATACCAATGTTAGTATTTTGATCAACTCTAACCTCAAAGGAAGCAATCTTTCTTGCTGGATCTGTAGGATCAGAAGGAATCTGATTGAAGATGTTAGCAAAGACCCAACCAAGCGAACCATTCTTATTGATCGATCCACCCTTGAGTAGGATGTCTCCAGTATCAGGTAGAACGTTGGTGTAAGATACAGTTTGTGCTACATTGAGTTTTGATCCACCAGTAGAAACCAAACCATCTTGGTTTGGAGTTAGGTTGGAAGCAACACCACCAGGAGCATGTGTCTGAATCTTATAACCTTGTCCAATACCACCGCGTGGATTGAATGCAAAGATTGCAGAATCAATGCGGTTCTTACCAATTCTGATATCACCAGCATTATCACCAAAGTTGTTGAGTGGGAATAGATCACGATCTAGACCCTCAGAGTCTTGAGGGTTGCCCTTATAGTCAACACTATGAACAAACGATTTGATGACCAGAGGTACACCCTGATTCTGCATCTGTGATGGTGGAATTGGACCATCAGCACAGGTGATAGTAATTGGTGAATTGAAGTTAGAAACCAAAGTACCATCATCACCACCAACAATAGTGATGTTCTGGTTGAATGTAACTGGTGTCTCGAATGATGTAACGAGTTGTCCGATTACATCATCCTCATCTCCATCGTCGGCAAGAAGTGCTCTATCAATGAAGGTTTCTTCACCAGTGATAGCGTTGATTCTTCTATTGCCAATGTAGAGGTCACCCTGTGAGTTGATACCAGTGTAGAAGACGATACCAGCGTCTTGCTTCTTCGACTGTGCGTAGAAGTCCTCGTCAGGTGTTAGGACAATCTCCTGACGTGCTGGGAGACCTGTAGAGTAGTTACCAGGACCGAAACCAAGGTATTCAAACGTGTGGTTACCAGCACGAGCGATAGATGATCT